ATCAATTGGTAATTTAGTTACCGGTCAAACAACAATAAACGTACCTGCTAAAACTTTATTTGTAAAAGGTGTACAAGTTTATAATTCAACTTCTTTGTCTACAGGAACTAATTCTTGGTTAGAAAAGAAAGACGAATCATATTTACAAGAATTTGCACCAGCAGAAACCTCTACAGGTTTTCCAAAATACTATGCTATGTTTGGTGGAGCAACTGGTGTAACCGATACAACATCTGGAAGACTATTTTTAGCTCCTGCTCCAGATAATACTTATGTATTTAAAATTCATTATGAAGCTATTCCAGATGGATTATCTGGTTCTAATGCTACAACTTATATTAGCCAATACTTTGGAAATGGGTTATTATATGCATGTTTAGTAGAAGCATATGGATATTTAAAAGGTCCAATTGATATGTTGACACTATACGAAAATAAGTATAAACAGGAAGTTGAGAAGTTTGCTGCAGAGCAACTTGGTAGACGTAAAAGGGACGACTACACAGATGGTACTGTTCGTATTCCAGTTCCTTCACCGTCACCGTAATAGGAGAAAAAAAATATGGCAATAACATCGGCAATTTGTAACAGTTTCAAACAAGAAATTTTAGTTGCAACACATGATTTCACTTCATCAACAGGTGATACATTTAAACTTGCTCTTTATACAAGTTCAGCAACTTTAGGAGCTTCAACAACTGCTTATTCAGCTACGAACGAAATTACAAACACATCAGGAACTGCTTACACAGCAGGCGGTGAAAACTTAACAAGTACAACTCCTGTTTTAGATTCTTCAACTGCAGTTTGTGACTTCAACGATATTTCTTGGACATCTGCTTCATTTACTGCAAATGGATGTTTAATTTATAACTCATCAAAATCTAATAAAGCAGTTTGTGCAATTGCATTTGGTTCTGATAAAACTGTAACCACTGGAACTTTTACAATTCAATTTCCAACAGCAGACGCAAGCAACGCAATAGTTCGAATAGCATAAGGGGGTAACACCTTATGGCATCAACCTGGGGTAATAACACTTGGGGGTCCAATGAGTGGGCAGATGATGTTATATCAACTCAATTAACCGGTGTATCTTCAACAACTTCCGTAGGACAACTTACAGCTTATCCTGAACAAGGATGGGGAAGAGATACTTGGGGATTTGAAAATTGGGGAGATAGTTCTTTAACTGTACCTATTACTGGTGTATCTGCAACAACAAATGTTGGAAATGTAACTCCATATAATGAACAAGGTTGGGGAAGAGATTATTGGGGTGTAGAACCTTGGGGAGATTCTTTTGATCCTGCTCCAGTTTTAACAGGACAATCTGCAACATCAGCTGTTGGTTCTTTATCTCCTGCTGATGTGATGGGAGTAACAGGAATTTCTTTAAATTCAAATGTTGGTTCTGTTATTGCAAAATCTGATTTTACTTCAACACTTACCGGTCAAGAAGTAACTGCCTCTGTTGGTTCTTTAACACCTGCTGACGTAGTAGGTCTAACTGGACAGTCTGCAACTGCATCTGTTGGTTCTTTAACACCTGCTGACGTAGTTGGTATATCAGGTGTAAGTGCAACAGTATCTGAAGGTTCTGTAGAAATTTCTACAAATCCTATAGTTGATTTAATAGGTCAATCAGCAACTTTATCTACAGGAACATTAAACCCTGCAGATGTAATAGGTATATCTGGAATATCTGCTACAATTAATGTAGGCTCTATAACAAACGCAATCAATACTATTGTTAATGCTACAGGACAACAAAGCACTGCTTCAGTGGCTATTTTTGGAACATCAAATGGATTTGGAATACAAGCATTTGAACCTGTTGACACTGGTTCAAATTCATCGTATACAGATGTTGCAACAGGATCAAATACAATATATACTGACGCTGCATAGGAGAAAAAATTATGGCATCAACTTATACTAATTTAGGTGTTGAACTTCAAGCAACTGGTGAAAACGCTGGAACTTGGGGAACAAAAACTAATACAAACCTTGAGATTATTGAACAAATTTTAGGTGGATTTACTCAGCAATCAATTGCTGGTGGAGCACAAACAACAGCTTTAACTATTTCTGATGGAGCTACTGGTGCAACTGCTGCACACAGAATGATTGAGTTCACAGGTACAATTACTGGAAATCAAATTGTAACTATTCCAATTGATGTTCAAACTTTTTATTTTTTAAGAAATTCAACTTCAGGTGCTTTCACTGTTCAGTTTAAATATGCAACAGGTTCAGGTACTACTTTTACTTTTTCAGCAACAAACAAAGGTGATAAATTAATTTTTGCAACAGCTAATGATGGAACTAATCCAGACATTGCTGCGATTGATACAGGTATAGCTAGTGTTGTAGATGATGCTACACCACAACTAGGTGGTAACTTAGATACTAACGCAAATAATATTTTAATTGATAACGGAAACTTTATCGGTGATGAAAACGGTTTAGAGCAAATTAAATTTGCTACTACTGCTTCAGCTGTCAATGAGTTTTCAGTTACTAATGCTGCTACAGGTAATGCACCCAATTTATCGGCAACAGGTAGTGACTCTAATATTGATTTAAATTTAACTCCAAAAGGAATTGGTAGAACAACTTTTAATGGTCAAGGTAAAATTCAAAGTGTTGCAGAAAAAGTTACAACTGAAGCAACAGCCGCTACAGGAACTGTAAACTATGATGTTCTTACACAAGCGGTATGGAATTTTACTACAAATGCTTCAGGAAACTGGACATTAAATATTAGAGGTGATGGATCAAACACATTAAACTCAATTATGAATACAGGTGAGTCAATTACAATAGCTCATATTGTTTCTCAAGGTGGAACAGCTTACTACAACTCAGCTGTACAAATTGATGGATCAGGTGTTACGCCAGAATGGCAAGGTGGATCTGCACCAACAGAAGGTAATGCAAGTTCATTAGATACATATACATATACAATTATTAAAACAGCAGATGCTACATTTACTGTGTTAGCAGCTCAAACACAATTTGCTTAGAGAGGAACACTAATGCCTTTATTGGGAACATTCGGAGCAGGATCTGGAAAAGGTTTTGGTCAAGGTGGTGGTGTTAGTATCGAACCCTTTTCAGCTGATTATTTAATAGTCGCAGGTGGTGGCGGTGGAGGTTATCAAAGAGGTGGCGGTGGAGGTGCTGGAGGTTTATTAACTTCATTTTGCACACCAACTACTCCTTTAACTTTAGATGGAACTGCTTTAGCTGTAGTAGTCGGTGGAGGTGGAACTGGTGGTACTTATCCTTCAACATTCTCTACAAATGGTGGGCCTTCAACATTTAATTGTATTACAGCAACTGGTGGTGGAACTGGTGCTGAACCAGGTCTTTCTCCTGCAAGAAATGCTCAACCAGGAGGTTCCGGAGGTGGTGGAGTAGGATCTGGTGGTAACCCAAGTAATGCAGGTGGATCAGGTATTTGTGGTCAAGGTAATCCAGGAGGATCTGGTTCTCCATCAGCGAATTATGGAGCTGGTGGTGGAGGTGGAGCAGGTGCTGCAGGATCAAATGGTTCTGGCCCAACTGCAGGTCCAGGAGGAAACGGTTTAGCAAATTCAATTACAGGTTCTCCAGTAACATATGCTGGAGGAGGTGGTGGTTCTTGGTATACACCTTCAGGATCAGCAGGTACAGGTGGAACTGGTGGTGGTGGAGATGGAGGTACAGCTTCTAGTGATGCTGGCGCTGGTGGAACTAACCTTGGTGGCGGTGGAGGTGGTGGTGCCTTTACAAATACTACTTGTAGCGCACCTACAGATCAAGGAGCTAATGGTGGTTCAGGAGTTGTAATAATTAAAGTTCCTTCATGTCAAGGAGTTACAGTAGTAACTTCTCCAGGTGGTGGAGTAAGTTATATAGCAACTCCATGTGGTCACGATCAAATAGCAACTTTTTCAGCTTCAGGATGTATATCATTTGAAGCAGGAGACCCGACTGTAATATCAGCTGATTATTTAGTAGTATCAGGTGGTGGTGGCGGTGGTTTTGGTTCTCCAGGTGATGGTGGCGGTGGAGGTGGTGCTGGTGGTATTTTAAGTTCTTATTGTACACCATCAAATGCTTTACTTATTGGAAAAGGAGATCATCGAGTAGAAATTGGAGCTGGTGGATCTCCCGGAGCAACTACAAATGGACCGCCTGCTTCTTTAGGTACAGGAAATAGATCAAGATTTTTAACAATAAGCAGTTGTGCTGGAGGAGGTGGTGGACCTTTAGGAGGGGCTGGAGGCCCTGGAGCTTCTGGTGGTGGAGCAGGTGCTCAAAACGGTACAGCAGGAAATTCAGTAGTTGGTCAAGGTAATCCAGGAGGAACTGGAAGTCCAGGTGGAGCTAGTCCAAATAGTAGAGGTGGTGGTGGAGGTGGTGCTTGCGCTGCTGGAAGTCCAAATGCAGGCCCAGGTGGAGCAGGTAGAGCAAATTCAATTACAGGTTCTTCAGTAACATACGCTGGCGGTGGTGGAGGTGGACACAGACCTTCATCAGGAAGTGGTGGATCAGGCGGAGCTGGCGGTGGTGGAAATGGTGGATCACCAGGATTAGCAACAGACGGAACAGCTAACACCGGTGGTGGTGGTGGTGGTGGTGGAGGTCCTTCACCTAATGCACCTAATGGAGGTTCAGGTATTGTAGTAGTACGTGTACCAGGAACAACAGGTGTTGCAGCAGCCCCTGGAAGTAATACAGTCGCAACTTTACCGGGTCCAGCTGGAGGGTGTAAAGTAGCAACTTTTAATGTATCTGGTACTTTGACAATAAGTTAAAATTAATTTATAATATAAAAAATTTAAGGAGTAAAAAATATGGCACATTTTGCAGAATTAAAATCAAAAGTAGACCCTACAGGATTTACAACAGACACACATTTAGTGGTAGAAAGAGTAGTGGTCGTTGGTAATGATATTCCAGCTAATGGTGGAATTTTAGCTGCTAATGATATGCATGTAGATGGTGAAACATGGTGTATTAATTTTTTTAAAGGTGGAATTTGGAAACAAACTTCTTACAATCACAATTTTAGAAAACAATATGCAGGTATAGGCATGGTCTATGATCCTTCAAAAGATAAATTTATAGATTCACAACCTTTTGCTTC